AAACTTACAGTCAAGCCCAAGCGCGGTCTGCTTCTTGCGTGGAATAATCTTTACAAAAATGGCATCCCAAATTTTAAAACAATGCACGAAGCCTTCCCACCAAAACAAGGTAATAAGTACGTGATTACTAAATGGTGGCGCAGCTGGTCCTTAATTTGATCGTCTGTTTATATTGCATTAATATTATCTCCGTATTTGCTGTCCGATTTGAATTAGATCAACGTTGCCGATTTGATTTTTACGGGCAAGTTCTTCTGCTGTTGTGCCGAAACGTCTTGCAATAGCTGACAGAGTATCTCCTGATTCGACCGTGTACGCTCCTGGTGGTGGAGGTAACAGACTTGGCGCAGAAGAATTTACAGGAGTAGCGGGTTTAGGTGCAACTGGTTGTTGAAAATCAACATTATGCGTGGTCAGTCCTCTGCCCTGCACCGCAGAAAGCAATGCTTCAAATGGTTTATAAATACCAGCGGTAATATCACCTCCTTCTAAACGCGCTTTACCTTCCTGTAATGACTGCATCGGAGTTTTATCTGTATCATATCTTTCACCCCGAATACCCACTACGTTATCAGATTGATCAAACCTAAGATTATCTTTTCCTACTGTGCCAAAGGTATATTTAGCACCGATCCCCCCTGGGGTAGACATATCATAGTCTTTATACTCAACAACGTCAGAGCCACGTTTCTGTGCCGTCCGGTAGGCATCAATCAAACCTTGTCCCATTCGTGGATCAACAGATGTATCCACTCTGTTTTTTCCAATCAAGCCTCCAAAAATAGCAGGTAAAGCTTCTTGACCTGCCATGACAAATCCTTGAGCCTTGGTGCTTGCGCGATTAAATAAATCCTGAAAGTTATTTATTTTTTGCTGTCCTTTCTTCTGTTTCATGGCTTGTGCGCTAGCCAAAGCCTGCTTGCGCCTTGTCACTTTGTCTTTCATGTCAGATCACCATTTAACCTTGTGGCTCCAGTAACGAGCTGACATCTTGTCAGGACTCGAATCCTGCGCATCGTGCCTGGCGTAGTAAGAAGCCTTACGCGCCTTCTCTTTAGCTGTTTTAGGGTTTTTACCAGCACCTTTTACGCCTTGTTGACCGAAACGAATAATCTTCTCCTCACCTTCCTTGCAGGCTTTGACCACATGGGACTTGGTCTCGTGGTCGGGAGTCCGCTTCGGCTTGTTGCATTTCATTTGCTCCTTAGCAAGCCTCTTTGCTTTTGCTCTATCAGCCATATCAGACCTTCAGAACGCCTCTCTCGACCTTACCGATAATATCGTTGCGCACTTCTCCCCTCAGCGCGGTGTCTCCAGGGCCAGGAACCCGCTTCTCTTTCATGCGCTCAAGAAAGTCTGCGAGAAACTGTTCTTCAGACTGATATCCAGCTGATGGAGAAATCATTATCAATATATGTTTGAAGGGAATCCGTGCTTGGTAGTTTTATAGAGTTTGGTTTTTGCTCTAACCACTCCTTGATTTTAACTGATCTCTCTTCAGTAAAATGAATATTATTTTCAGTGTACCACTCGTCCAGTAACATGGAGCCTTTAGATCTATTACACGACGAGCAGCAACAACACATATTTGATCTAATGTTGTGACCACCCTTGTGTTTTGACAGGATGTGATCGATGGTTGCAGTGTCTTGAGTTAGATGCTTACCGCAGTAGGCACAAGCCCAATCCCAAGAAGCAAAAATATAAAGTTTAAATTTGCGCCTTGCAAGTTTTGGAGTTAAGACAATGAGATTGGCTAAAAGATCTTGCTCGCAATGAAACACGTTCAGCATTCCAACCTTGTCAAAACTTTATGCTGCACACACTTGTACTTTTGCTATGTTCCCATTAATCAATTAGTCCAATTAAATTTAAATTTTCAATATCCTCTGCAGGATCATAATCTGAATCTTCAATAATTTTAAGCAGGAAGTAGTGCAATCTATCTAGCACCCAGCGCAAATCTTCGTCAGGGACGTCTCTGATGATCGCATCTAACCGCATTTCACGAGATGGCGGTGAAATGTGATCTGCCACTAGACAGAGCGCGTTGTATCGGTTTTTGTTAATGTCTTTCAACATCTTAACGATCGAAATCTTCTGCAGGGGTTTCTTCAAGTGCAGCAATACGTCCACGGACAATAGCCACACCCTCAAGCGCTCCAGTGACTTTGAGGTAAAGCTCTTTATTGCGCATCAACTCAGCCTCACCAGTTTTGATGAATTCAGCAAGCTCTTCCTGCTGCTTGATGAGCTGCTTCTCTGTGTCTGAAAAAATCTCTTCCATCTTGTTTGGACGATTCGAAATAAGTATAGCTTAATTTTTCCGGCAATTCAGCCATCCAAAGGCACTGCAACCGCCTCCAAAAAAAATACGATTACGAGATTCTTCAATGTCATATGTCACCGCTTTACCACTGCCATCTTCATTAGAAACCCAAAAACCCCTCTGAATGTCAGCTCGACCAATTGAGTCATGCGCCAACCAGTGAGTGTCGCTGTAGCCGTAGATCAGAATGCAATACGTAAATCCTCGTGGTCTCTCAGGTGTCCCTTTAATTACAAGCCCTACAGGAATACTAAGGCCTCGATCGATCGTCTCTTTAATGTCGCTTTCATCTAAATCTCTAACGAACTTCATGGGGATACCCATTTTGCGCAGGACGTCAAGGTGTGTAGTGGCTTTTGAAGAATCACCATGGTTGTCAACCCTGCTTACATACTCTTCATAAGTGTCATTATTAAAGAGTTTTTGTTGAAGGAGACACGCTCCTAAAGTGCAGGATAAGGATTTTGCAGCATCAGTCACTCCGTTGTACGGGTGGTGTATGTAAGGGGTGTCTGGCAAAAATCTGAAGCCTCCTGACTCCAGATACGGAGGTACTGACGTTGGTATGTTGCTGTCGATCCAGTCCTGATTTTTAATCCACCAGGGTCCGATAACTGTCTTTATTTTTGTATAACCTTCTGAAGTATCAAGAATAAAACAATTCTTTAGATGCCTGTCCTTAAGGACAAGGGCATACTGATCTGGCGCCAAATCCTCAGTACATCTCGGCTCCTCTAGAAGCTCTGTATTACTGATCGAGGTTAGGTCAATAGAAGCACCTGCCCGACCTAAAATCATTTAGCTGGAGGTGTCTGATCCTTTGCCTCAATTGTAAACTTTTTTTCAGATTTTTTAGTATCTTTATCATCTTTTCTAGAGACTCCATATACAGCCAAGACTGACGTCACCAAGGATGAAATGAACGCTGCATCAATCTTTGCATAACCCATGTAGCTTGCAGTCAACATTGCAAGAGCCCAAGAAAGAACACCAGCAGGGACAAGAGTCGTCAAAAGATCCTTAAAAGAGAACTGTGAGTCATCGTCTTTCATCTCAACATTTTATACTGAATGTGCTCCTACTAAGATCAATATACAAATTTGGTTTTTTTTATGTGGAGGCTGCTTGTTATTATCGCTTTTGCGGGAGCACCTGCTTACGCTGATATTACCCATAAACTGCAGAGCTCAGTACAACTGACTGTTGATGCTGCTGCAACAAATGCAACGAGGCTCGGCTCCTCGTTTTCTGTTAGCGGCAATGGTGTAGATACTACTGATGGAACAACTGCAAATACTATTTCAGCTGGAACAATCACTCAAGGTGTTTATGCGCCAGGGACTATCTCTGTCACGCAAGATACGCCGGGCAGTGCGTTCTCTTTTAGTCAGTCCTATATCGCCGGTGATGCAGTTCCAAGCTCTGCTCCAACCGTAGGAGCTATCCCAAACTTCTCAAGTGTGACAAGCACGTCAGCCGGGGTAGCAGGTAGCCTGGCTGGCACTATCACATCTGCAGGTGCGGTCTCTGTGACTGCAGGTGGAGCTGGAACAACGGCTACAGGACAACACGTAAGCGAAATTACTGTCCGATAGATGGACCGTTTGCATGAGGGAATTGCTTTAGGTTTCACCCTAGGGCTGCTTCATGGGCTAATGCAGCCTGGATACTCAGTGCCTGTTGTCCCTAACTTTACGCAAGGTAGTTTGACCCAAAAAACAGAAACAACTTCTGTTGTTACTGAGGTCATAAATTCTATGGATTACAACACGGGCTACCAATACTCCGTGACCGGCACTAATATAAAGAACACAGGAAACAGTATTGCGCCCTCCACAACTTCTGGAAATAGCAATACTCTTAACGGCGTTACCAGCACATGGACAACACTGGATGCTGCAAACAAGCCAAGTTCCTCTTT